AAGTAAATAGTTTATAAAATTTAATATTTTAATTTATTTGTTTTAAAAAATTAATAAAATTAATTAAAATTACTAACTATATTTATTTTATTATAAGGGAGGAAACTGTATGAATGTTAATCTTATTAATTTTTTGGAAGAGCTGGAAACAAAAGGACTATTTAAATCAAAAGTAGGGGAGTTTGATGAAAAATTTAAAAAATTAGTAGATAGTCTAAATATTTCTATTGAAGAAAAACAGGAATTAGAAACTCTTTTTAACAAAGCAGTTGAAGTTTCAAAGAATGAATTTTTAGAAATAGGTTTCCTCTAAAAAAAAAAAAAAAAAAAAAAAAAAATAGGGCTAAAAATTCCAGGGAGCCATTAAAAATAAGTAATTAATTTTTGAATTGTATGGTTCATAGATTTTTCCTACCCCCTCAATTTTTTTGATTTATGAACTGTACTATTGAGAAATTAAAATAAATGAGGTGAGAAAATGAAGAAAAAAAATAAATTTTTAAAGCTAAAAAAGAACAATGAAATTCCTACTAATGATATAAAAATCTCAGTGGAAAGAACACATTCAGTTCCTTCTATTGAGATTAATGGACAAAAGATAGTGGGAATTCAAAGTTTTAAAATAGACTATCAATTAAATGAAAATGGAAAAATAGAAGAACATTTAATTTTAGATATTGGTCGTATCTCATCTTTGAAAATAATTAGTAATCATTGATGAAACAACATTAACTGCTATTTGTTTTAAAGCATCAAGTGAAGATATTCCAGTTTTTTTAGCAATATCTTTTGTTTTACTCCAAACATCTTCATTTCTGATGTCGGCAAGAAGTAAATGTCCTTGTGCTGTTAAATCTTCAATTTTATAAATATCTTTTAAATCATTAAGTTTTATAAAATCCATTTCAGCAGCTAGTTCAACATGATAAATTAATTTTTTCATATCATATTGATAAATATATGGATACTTCTCTTTTGGTAAAGGTTCTGGATCTTCCATTTTACAGGTATCAAAATTTAAACGAGGCAAAGGAATAATAACAAATCTTTCTTCTGTTTGAAGTAGTATATCTCTAATGCAATCAGGATCCATTTTCATAATAAACCACCTTCTTTAAATATTTTTATTTGAAATTTATGAACTACGCTATTGAGAAAATGTAATTATTTGTAATCTTCCTTTAAACGAACTGGATCACCTAATCTTATAGTTAAACTTTCATTAAGTTTGATATTTTTATCTATTTGAGATTCATCAATTTTTAAAGGAACTATTTTCTCAACTTCTTGAATTTTTTCTTTTTGATAAATATCATTAAGTCCAAATAAATAAGAATTTTGTGAAAATATATTTTTATATTTTTTTAATGATGGAACTTGAGATTCATTTAGTGCAGAAATTTTATTTGTAACAGGAATACTAACTTTAACTTTGGTGTATTTGTTATTTTCACATAAAAGCATTTTAGGGAAAACTTCTTTTACCCTAAGTTCGGCTTTTACTAAATCTAAAGTTCCATAATTTTGATTTTCATAGATAATTTCTGGACCCTTAGAATATATTTCTAAAACTGAATTAATTTTTACATTTTTGAAGCTTTCATCACGGCTAATTAAGATATTATAAGCATCAATAATTTTTATTACTTTACTCATTATTTTCCCCTCCTTGAGTGTTGAACCATTTGTTCATATATTTGAGTATTTGTATATGATTTTGTTCTAAGTTCTATGTTCTCTAATTCTAATTTATGGATTCTTTCATCTTTTTTAGAAATTTTTTCTTTTAAAGTTTTTATTTCATTTGAGTAATTTTCTTTAAGTTCGTTTTTTTCTTTTTCAAAGTCAGTTTGTTTTTTTAAAATTTCATTTTCATGTTCTGTTTCTAATGTTTCTATATTTTTTTTTAAGAAAAAATAATAATAAATTCTTGCAATAATAAGTGAAAATACAATACTTAAAATTGTATGAAATAAATAGTATTTTATCAAAAAATCAAATATAGGTTTTAATGACTCTATTAGTTCCATTAAACCACCCCTCAAATAAAAAAATAATTAATCTTTAAGTAGTATGGTTCATAAGCAACTTTCCCCAAAGTTCTTTATGACTTATGGACTGTACTACTGAAAGATTATAAAAAGTGAGGTAAAAAATGACTACTTTATTCAATAAACAGCAAAAAATACTTATTCTAAATAAATATATTAGACAAGAAACTTTACAATTAAAAAAATATGAAAAACTTGAATCTATTAATTCTTCTGAAATTAATAGAACTGTCATAAATTATATATTTTATTACATCAAATGGCTAAAAGCAAAAAAGAAATATATTATAAATCAGACTAAAAAGAATTCTATAAATTTAAAGCTAAAAAATAAAAAGAAATTAGCAGCTAATAAAAATTATGAATTTCTTATGTCTAAAATATAATTATTTCTTATATATAATTTCTAATTTTTCTTTTAAAGTAGAATTTTCAATTAAAAAATTAAAAATAATCTTACTTTCTTCAGGGATAATTTCAAAATTATTTTTAAAAATTTCTAGATAAATATTTTTATTTTTTATTATAATTTTTTCAATTTTTTTTACATCATCATTAGATGAAACATTATAAAAATAATAGTAAATGTTCTCTAAAAAGAATTTTTGACTTTCATCACCTAATTTTATTTCTATTGGATATGTCAAAAAAGTTTTGTCCTCATTTAGAAAAAACTCTTTAGGAAATAATGATATATTTTGGGGAAGGTCAATATTATTTATTTCCATTTTAATAGCAGGATTTGCTAATAAAGATAAATATGAAGGTTTTCTTATTAGAATATCAGTTTCTTTAATAAATTTACTTTTAAATTCTAAAAATTCTGTCATTAGTATTTCCTCCTTGATTTTTAATTATAAATATCAGTTAATTCCTTAATTTTAAGAGATTCATATTTTTTAGAACCCATAATATAAGATTTAATATCATTTTTTTGTGATTTATTATATTGAATAATTGGAGAGTAAAAAGATATATCAGAAACTTTTTCATCTTTTACATATAGATAAAGAATACCAATCATTTGTCTATTATCATTGACAATGTAGTACATACAATTATCTTTATGTTCTCCTTCATCCATTTGAGTTGGAGTTCCTAATTTAGCAATAATATCATTTATAGGAGTTCCAACTGTTATTGGAGCAATAGTTGAAAGTTTATTTATACCTAAGTGTCCTATTATATTTTCATTAAAAGTTATTTTAGTAAATTCTAAATTAGAATACATAGGAGTTATATCAAAATCTGTATCTTCTTTTGACTTAGATGCTAAATAATATAAGGAAACATCACTACTAGCTTTTTGATGATATTCAACAAATGGAAAAGTGAAATATATAAAAAAGTTTTCATATTTTGGATTATCTTTCATAATTTGTGTTGCAATTTCTTTAAGATAATCAGTAGGAGGTATTTCGCCATTAACGAAATCAAGTGGTACTTTTCCTTCTAATTTTACAGATGTTTCATCAGTTGGTGTAAAAGTATACTCAATATTTTTGGACTTTTGAGTTTCTTCTTTTTCACTACCACAGGCAACTAATAAAAATAAAAACATAAAAAATATCAAGATTTTTTTCATAATAGACCCCCTCAAATAAAAAATAATTAATCTTTAAGTAGTATGGTTCATAAGCAACTTTCCCCAAAGTTCACAAAAACTTATGGACTGTACTACTGAAAGATTAAACTATTCTTGGGTTTCATCTGGAATATACTCAAATAAATCATTTGGTTGACAGTTAAATAATTTACAAAGTTTGTCAATATGATGAGTAGGAATTCTGGCTATTGTTCCATAATAATATTTATTCATAACAGTAGTAGTTATACCAGTGGCTTCCATGACATCTTTTTGTGTCATTCTTTTTTCAGCCATTAAAATATGAATCTTGAACTTTATCATATAACAACCTCCTTTTAAAATTTTTAATTGCTTTTGATACGATTATATACTATTAAAAACAATTTTACAACCTTTAAAAAATTTAAAAAATTGCTTAAAACAATTTTTTCACTTGACAAACAATTTTAAATAGATTATTATTAGTTTATAGCAATTAAAAATTGTTTAAATTAATTGAAAGATTTTAAAAATTATTTTAGGAGGAGAAAAAATACGGAGAATAAGAAAATAGTTAAATTTATTGAAGCATTAAAGGAAAAAGGCTATATAAATACAAATTCTAATACTAGTATTGAAAAGACTGTAAAAAAAATCAGTTATCTTGAAGAAAAATTAACTGATGAAGAATTTGAAGAACTTCAAAAATTATTTTTTATAGTAATTGAAAATATAAAGGATGAATACTTTGAATTAGGAATGATAGCAGGAAAAGTAATGCAAGATGAATAAGAGCAAAGAAAAAAAGGACAACCTGCCAGAAGCCCTTTTAACAGAATAGTGAAAATTAAAAACTCTCACTAATTTAATTTATGACTAATTATAACATATTTTCTTATAATCTACAAGTTTTTTCTTCAAAAAAGGAGGAAAATTTATGAGATTATCAGAACTACAAGAATTAATTAACAAGTATGGAGAAAACACAAAATTTATTGAAATCAAGGAAGAACTTAAAAAGTTAGGTTATCCTTGCAAGATTGCAGGTGAAGTAGATGCCTAAGAAAAAAGTGGAAGCTCCTGGAGCATTTAGAACAATTTATATTATTACAAATGATGATAATGTTATTCTTTCAGCATTTACATCAATGGAAAAAGCAAAAAGAGAAATTGATATTAAGTATTCAATTCTTCCAGAAAAATTTAATATTGAGCCTTGTGCTTTGAATTTTGATATTGAATTTGTAAAAGAGATCAAAAAGAGATTTTAAGGAGTGTTGAAAATGAAAAAAGACTTATATTTCAAAGATGAAGAAGCAAGGCTTATATTTATTCTTGTTGAAATTTATGGAATGCCACAATTAGAATTATTAGGATTAAACCAAAGTTACTTTACTAACAAAGAAAAAGCTAAAAATTGGTATGAAACTATAAAAGAAAAAATAAAAGATTCTAAACATCCTAAACTAGATGAAGCTATACAATCACTAGAAAAATTGTATAAAAATATGAAATGATAAGGAGAGCAACTATGAAAAATAAAGAATATATTGAAAATAAAATAAAACAACTTGAAGATTTAAGAAAAGAGCTTCTAACAGAATATCAAGAAAAATTAAATGCTGGTAATAATGATGAAGTTCTTTGGAAATATATAAGCAATAAAAATATAGAAATTTGGACTTTAAAGGACATATTAAATGATTAAAAAATAAGGAGCTGGATAAAATGCAAGAAAAAACATTTAAGCAGTTATTGATGTCCAGTAACTATTACACGTTGAATAAACAAATTGTTAAAGAACTTGGAATAGAATCAGCCTTCCTAGTAACAATTCTTATAGAAGCTTCAGATGGTTTAGCTGATAATGAAGGTTGGTTCTATCAAACCATAGAAAAAATTGGAGAACTTACAGGGCTTGGTAGACACAAGCAAGATAAGATAATAAAAGAATTAATTGACTTAAAAATATTGGAACAAAAAAATAAGGGAGTTCCCTGCAAAAGATATTTTAAAGTTAATTATCAAATGATTGAAAATTTAGTTTTCCAAAATCAGCAATCTAGTTTGTCTGAAAACGGCAAACTGGATTGTCCAAAAAAGACAAACTATTCTGTTGAAAATAGTCAAACTAGTTTGTCTGAAAACGGCAACAATAAAGAATATATAATAAATAACTTAAATAAAGAATTAAATCATAAAGAACATAATAAATCATGTAATGATTGTTCTGATGATTTGAAAGCAATAAAAGAATGGTTCAAAGAAAATAAAATTGATTTTTCTAAGAAGCATGAAAATAAAATTATTGAGTTATTAAAGATTAACTCTTTGGGATATCTTTTAAAGCTCTTCCAAGAACAAATGGATATTTTAAAAAATAAACCAGGAGTAAAAAATATAGCTGCTATTTTCTCTAATCATTTCTTTAAAGGGACTGTTGAAATTAACCTTAAAGAAATTGAAAATAGAGAAATTGAACAGGAAAATCTAAAAAATGAAGAAAAAAAGGAGAGTGAAAGAAATGAAAAATTTCTTAAGATTTTTTGGGAGCTTCCCCTAGAAGAACAAGAAAAGATAGAGAATGAAATTTTAAAAAATAATAATATTAATCATTTTCTTGAATTAAAAAAGAATAGCACAGTTATGTATTATAGATTAATTACTCCGTTCATTTCTAAATATATTCAAGAAAAAAATTAGCTAGATTTAATTTACTTTTGATATTTGAAAGGGGGATTATGAAAAATCCAAAAGAAAAACCAAAAATAATAGAGGTAAAAACTCCTAAGATAGTTGAAGTTGAAAGACCTACTATAAAGGAAGTTGAGTGATATTATGAGTGAATCTATAAAAATTAATATGCCTTTTGATAAATGGTGCAAAATTCAAAAAGATTTTGAAGAACTTAACTCCAAGCTTCCAGAGGACAAAAAATTAGATTTTGAAAAATATAAATATTGCTACAACTGGGGTAGATTATCTTTTGACCTATATTGTGTAGGAGCGGGAATGAAAGAGACACTTAGAGAACCTGAATTTTATAACAAGAAGGAGATTAAATAGTGAAATTAAGAGGTAAAATTTACAGCATTGTTACTGGTGGAGTTTATAAAGTTTTAAACATAAACTTTGAAAGTAGAAAAATAACAGGAATAAACAAAAATGAAGAATTAACTTTTGAATTTAAAGATGTCATTTGGTTGGAGAGTACAGGAATAAAAGAAGATAAAAAATATATATACACAGATGATTATCTATTAGCAACAAAAGATAAAAATTTAATTTTATGTGGAATTGTAAAAAGAAGAAAAGACGGAGTATTTGTATTAGAAAATAAAAAGCAGCATAAAAGTATTCCATTAATAGAGTTGAAAGCTAGTGGAGTAAAATTAATAAATTTACAAAATCATAAAATTTATTTTGCAAAAAAGAACAATAAAACAATTAAAAAATAGGAGGAGATTATGGGAGTCGTACTTGTAAAAAATAACAAAGGTGGAGTAGGTAAAAGCTGGATAGCTTTGCAATTAGCAGCATACAAAGCCTTTCAAAATGAAAAAGTCTTAATATTAACTTCAGACTCTCAGAATAATATTTTAAATTATTCTGGAATAAAAATTAAAGATACTAATAAAAAAGGAC